CCAAATCTGGGGGCCTCGGTTGATGAAGAGTTTATCCTCCGGGAGTTCAAAAAGGCGGAAGAGGCCGGCGACGAATCCATGCAGGGGTTCCTTGCAAAGCATCTGAATGTTGAAATGGGGCTGGCGCTCCGGTCACAGAGATGGGCCGGGAGTGACTTCTGGGAGGAGGCGGCGGGGGATGTAAGCCTTGACCTTATCCTTGAACGCTCTGACGTGATTGAGATCGGAATCGACGGCGGGGGGCTTGACGACCTTCTGGGGCTGGCCGTCCTGGGCAGGGATGGGGAAAACGGGAATTGGCTGCTGTGGAATATAGCCTGGTGCAATCCGATTGCCATTGAAAGACGTAAATCAGAGGCTTCGAAATACCGGGACTTCGAGAAAGACGGCGACCTGATTGTAGTGGAAGAGATCGGCCAGGACATTAAAGAGGCCGGGGATATTGTGAGGAAGTGTGACAAGTCAGGGCTGCTTGACCGGATCGGCGTTGATCAGGCCGGGATCGGGGCAATCGTCGATGAGATTGAAGGCGGCGATGAAAAGGGCGAAGGGAAGATTAAGCATGACCGAATTGTCGGCATCCCGCAGGGCTGGCGGCTCAATGGGGCAATTAAGACCGCAGAGCGCAAGGTGGCGGAAAAGACCCTGATTCACGGTGGGCAGGCGCTCATGGCGTGGTGTGTCGGTAATGCAAAGGTCGAACCGAGGGGGAACGCTATATCAATCACAAAACAGGCATCGGGAACCGGGAAGATCGATCCATTGATGGCGACGTTCAACTGTGTGGCGCTCATGGCGATGAATCCGGAGGCGCGGAATACTCGGTCTGCGTACGAGGGGCTTTCGGTTGAGGCTATAAAATCAAGAATGGCATTTTGAAAGGAGAAAACAATGGGAGAAGCAAAGAGAAGAAGGGAAGGTGGTTTTGATATAATACCATTACATCTGGGCGAAAAATTCAAACCATTGCGGCCCGGCGAACAAATCCAGATCGACTTAAAGAACGCCACACAGAGGGTATGCGAATGCGGCTGTAAGTTCTTCATTCCGGTGGTCATGCTCTATACCGTGTCCGCTCTGATGAGTCCGACCGGGCAGGAGCTGACGGCGCAGCAGCCGGTGCTGATTTGTAACCAGTGCGGCGAACTTTTGAAATAGGAGGGGTTATGATTACGTTGCCAGTGGATTATTTTTGGTCAGAATATCACAAGAGTTTAAAAGTTCACATTACTCCCAAAAACACGAAGAATAAAATAAACATGGCTTTATGCGGATTAACGGAAACGATTGTAAATAAAAATATTCAGCCAGAACGATTACACGAAAAATATTATTGCAAGCGGTGTTTATATGTTTTGTGGACATATCAAAAAATGTGGGTGAATCAATTAGGAGGAACCAATGAGCAAGGCAAGTGATTATATCGAAAAACAACAGGCGGCTAATGCGATAAAACCAATCTTTGATCGCCGCCGCGTTGCGTCATTCGGGGCCGAGTTGTTGCCTGATGGCAGCATACAGATAACAGGGAAAGGTGAAAATAATTCCAATATCGTTATTCCTTATGAAGAAGCGGTAGCGTTGCGATGTTGGCTTGGTGAAATTTTCTATAATGATTGATCAAGGAGACCCCATGACCGACCTGCCGAATAAAAAGGAGAAGAAAGTGAAAAACGACAAGGATTTATCGTCAGTAAACCGCGCAACACCAGAAGGCTATTTTAAGTATATGAAAGCCCGCCCCCATTATTTTAAGACCGCGAGCGGGAAAGAGGGAACGGATGAAAACATTAAAGCGGAATTTAAGAAATTAAGGAAGAAAGGAATGGTGGCAGCCGCGAGGGTGTCGCCACATTGCAACTGCAAGTATTGCACAATGGAGAGGGATAATTATGCTGCCAGATAAACCGACATTCAGAGTTTCGGAGGTCGCCTTCTATTATGGCGTGAGTGAAAGGACTGTTTATCTCTGGATTGAGCATAATCACCTTGAAACGATCCTGACGCCCAAAGGTCAATGGAGAATTACAAGAGAATCGCTTGATAAATGCCGATTCGCGCCAAGGGAGCCGAAAAATAACTGAAGTTTGCAGAAGTTTGCAGACCTTTGCCGAATTGATTTATTCAAAACCTACCTGTCATAATATTGCCAAAGCTGAAACTTTAAACTTTGGTGGTATATGTGACTCTATTCGCAAGAATTAAGAAAATCCTAACCACGGACATCCGCAATCTTTCCTTGACCGACCCGAAGGCATGGGACAGGGGACTGTGGAATTTATACGGCAGTCAATCCCTATCTGGCGAAAACGTCACAGAACAAACCGCGTTAACGTACAGTGCCGTCTGGAACGCCGTTTCCCTTATCTCCGGTACCATCGGCGCTCTCCCCCTTCACCTCATGCAGCGCAAAGGCAAGACGAAACAGATCGTTGATGACCGCAAGCTGTACCGCGTCATGCATGACCAGTGGAACCCTTACATGACCGCTATGGCCGGGCGTGAGGCTTTAATGGCCCACGTCCTTACATGGGGCAACGGCTATGCTGAAAAGGTCAGGAATGGTTACGGGGAGATCATGGAACTCTGGCCCATAACCCCGAACCGCGTCACGCCGTTCATGCAGGACGGCGAACTCGTTTATAGAATTACCATGCCGATTGGTCCGAACGTCACGCTTTCCCGCGATAACATACTACATGTTCCGGGGTTAGGCTTTGATGGATTTCAGGGGTATTCGGTCATTGCGATGGCCCGGAAGTCAATCGGCCTCGGCATGGCGATGGAGACCTTTGGGTCACAGTTCTTCGGACAGGGAACGAACCCTGGCGTCATTGTGTCGCACCCAGGCAAACTTTCAGCGCAGGGCCATGATAACCTTCAAAGCTCTTTAGTCGCGGCGCATAGCGGCCTCGGCAAAGCCCACAAGCTCCTCCTAATGGAAGAGGGGATGAAGTTGGAGAAGTACGGCATCCCGCCGAACGATTGCCAGTTCCTTGAATCCAGGCAGTTTCAGATTCCAGAGATTGCCCGATGGTTCAACCTCCCGCCGCATAAGCTGAAAGACCTTACCCGTTCATCATTCTCAAATATCGAATCCGAGCAGATTTCCTTTGTGACCGACTCCATCCTGCCGTGGCTGGTCAGGCTTGAACAAAATTACCTCATGCAGCTTTTGACGGACAGCGATAAATCATTGTCAGGATATGGCCGCCTTTATTTCAAGCATATTGTCGAGGGACTGTTAAGGGGCGATGCGGCTTCCCGGTCGGCATTTTATACCGTTATGCTGGATAAGGGCGTCATGTCGATCAACGAAGTCCGCGAAAAAGAGGACATGGACCCGGTGAATGGCGGCGATATCCACTTGGTTCCGATGAACATGACCACGTTGGAAAACGCGGGCAAGCCGCAGGAGCCGAAACCAGAACCCAAACTTATAGTTGCCCCGGAGCAGATTCCAAAGAAGGGCAATGGGAAAGATAAAGACAATCAACAGGAGGGACGGCCATGAAGCAATGGTATGAAATTAAAAACAAGGCGGATAAGGCCGAGATCTGGATTTATGAAGAAATCGGAGAGGATTTCTGGACGGGGGGCGGAATCACGGCAAAGAGTTTTCAAAAGGAACTGGCCGAAATCAAGGCCGGGCAGATCGACTTGCATATCAATTCTCCGGGTGGCCTCGTATTTGAAGGCATCACAATTTATAATCTTTTAAAACAGCATCCCGCGAACGTGACGACCTACATTGATGGTTTGGCGGCTTCCATTGCCTCGGTGATCGCATTGGCTGGCGATAAGGTAGTTATGGCCGATAACGGATTGTTCATGGTCCATAATGTCTATGGTGGATGTGTTGGAACGGCAAACGATATGCGCGGCTTTGCGGATCGACTTGATAAAGTCGAGGGATCGACAATCAAGGCCTATACTTCAAAGACAGGCAAAACGGATGATGAAATTAAGACTTTACTCGATGCCGAAACATGGATGACGGCGGATGAAGCCCTTGAAATGGGTTTTGTTGATGAAATCTCCGGCGAAATGGATATGGCCGCGTGCGCGAAGTTTGTTCCGGTTATGGCGAAGGCGGGATTCAAGCATATCCCGGAAAGTATTGCAGCGAAGAAAGAGAAGCCAACAGCAAAGGATGCGGAGAAGGCACTGCGTGATGCAGGGTATTCCCGTAAGCAGGCAAAGGAAATTCTTGCAAAGGGTTATCCCGGCGATCTGCGTGATGCAGATGAACCGGAGGTTCTGCGTGATGCCGAACCAAAGAAAGACCGCGTATCTGATTTGCTGACAAGGGCGGAGATAGCAGCACCATCACATTAAAACGAAAAAAAGGAGAAAAGATATGAAGACGATTGGGCAGTATAAAGAAGATGTCAAAAACCTCATGAAGAAGAGCACTGACATCGACGCGAAGGCAACAGCAGAAAACCGCGAATTGGCAGAGGCGGAACTTGCCCTGAAAAACGAGATTCTTGACACCGTCGAGGATCTTAACAAGATAGTTTCCACCCTGGAGCGGCAGGATCGGATCAATACGTCCCTGAGCGCAACGGCGGGCGCGGTTACTGTGCAGAGGAACACCACCGCAAGGACGGCAGAGGACAAAGAGCGATTCGGAAGTTTTGGGCAACAGATGGCAGCGGTTATGAATGCCAGTCGCCCCGGCGGCCAGATTGACCCGCGTCTTTACAATGCCGCCGCATCCGGCCTGTCTGAGACAGTCCCTTCGGATGGTGGGTTCCTTGTCCAGCAGGATTTCGCCGCAGAGATTTTGCAGGAAACCTTCGCAACGGGGATTCTCGCGTCCAAGTGTCGCCGGATTCCGATCAGCGGAAATTCCAACAGCCTCAAGATCAACGGGATTGATGAGACTTCAAGGGCGTCAACCCGTTACGGCGGCATTGTCGGATACTGGGAAGATGAGGCCGACCTCAAAACCAAGTCCAAACCGAAGTTCCGCAAGATCGAGTTGAACCTCAAAAAGCTGATCGGCCTCTGCTACGCAACGGATGAACTGCTGCAGGATGCCTCGGCGCTTGAAGGCGTGATCCGCCAGGGCTTCATTTCGGAGTTCGGATTCCTGCTTGACGACGCGATCATCAACGGAACCGGCGCCGGCCAGCCCCTGGGCATTCTGAATAGCGGATGTCTCGTTCCCGTAACAAAGGAAGTCGGGCAGAAGGCCGATACGGTGGTCACGGAAAATGTGATCAAGATGTATTCGCGGATGTTCCCGACCTCCCTCGCAAGGGCAGAGTGGTACATCAACGCGAATATCATCCCGCAGTTGTTCACGATGTCCCTTTCCATCGGGACGGGCGGCATCCCGGTGTTCATGCCCGCCGGCGGAATCAGCGGGCAGCCGTACAACACGCTGTTTTCGCGTCCGGTTATCGCTATCGAACAGGCAGCGACTCTGGGTGACGCGGGCGACATCATCTTCGCAGACCTCGCGGGCGGCTACATTCTCGCGGAAAAGGGTGGAATCCAGAGCGATATGAGCATCCATGT